AATAGGAGTAACAGATACACCATCAACTTGAAACGCTGTTGGATAATACGCTGTTGCTCCATTAGTTACAAGAAAGACGTGAGTAATGGAATCACTTAACGCAAGAAAAGAGTTCAAGGTTGTGGTTGAGTTTCCACGCAAATTAACAGTAAAATTACCTGAAGCATTAGTTGTAAAGTAGGTCACTGAGTGGTTGGCTAAATCAAGGTTGATTGTTCCAGTTGCCGCAGTAGCAGAGATTGAAGTGGTTTCTGCTGGTGAAACAAGTTCTGGTCTAAAATTGTTCAAGTAAGCATTAACATCTGATGCTGTTAGTACTTCACCTGAACTGAAAGTTTTTGACATTTATTCTCCTAATGTTCTAATCATAACTGATTTAATAAATATGTAAAAATGATCCTGCTTTGGCTGTTATCGCTGATGAAGCAACCTCGGAAGCAAATTGTATGGCAAAAGTGCCGTTTGCAGATGGTGTGAACATTCCCTCAATATAAGCAATATTGCCAAGAAGTAATGCTGTGGCGTTTGATGCAGCTGGAAGTTGTAAAGCGTTTAAGTGAGAATTAAGTGTTGTCGTTGTTGAGGTTAAAGTATATTCCGATCGATAACCAACTGCTGTCATTGCTGGACCATTAACAGTAAATCTTGCACCTGTAGTGGTTGCGGCAGAAGTGTATAAAATTACTGCTTTGAAATAGTAAGAAGTTCCTGAAACAACTGTATGTGTCAAACCTGTAATATTTGCAAGAGTGTTAGCGACAGCGTTTGAGTTTGCAACATCACCTGTTAAAACATATCTTGTACCCATTTTAGTGATTGTGAAACCAAGACCACCTGAACCATCAGCAACAAGTGGTGTATCTGTTGCGGCAGTTCCAGATGAAACATTTGCTGTACCAATAGTTGTCCAAGCAGTAGTGCCTGAACCTGCTGAAATTAAAGCCTGACCTGTTGTGGAAGTTGAGGCGATTGAACTTCCTATACCAACTTTTGCTTCAAGTGCTTCCAAGGAAGTATTTGCATCTGAGTGTTGCAAAGAATGGCTAGGTGAGGCAAGGGTGTCAGTAGTTATCGGATCGGTCAAAGTATCTATTGACGTTGGGTAAGTTCTTGCCATCTAATAACCTAACTTGTAGCCGATAGTTACAGCACTATCATACAGGGCTGAACTTGAATCATAAGTGTAACTTGCATCATCATAGCTTGCTGGAGCATAAATAGCCAAACGCCCATAGGTCGTATTATCCAAAATGAAAGGATTGTCAATAATGGACTTGAAAGTGTATTTGATTCTATGAGTATCAACATCAATTTGATGCTCAATTCCAATAACTTCAGCAAATCGATCAATAGATGAACCAACTTGATTAGGTGTAAAAACAACCCTTATAGTATCAGTCAGTTCCAAAGCCGTTAATTCATTTTGTTGGGTTTCAGATAAATCATTCAACATAACTGACACAGAGTTAATACGCAATTCAGGATCTTTATTGTATTGAAGTATTTTATTTGCTAATCTGTTTGCATCTAAATCATCTGCAAGTAACAAGTTGTCTTGGCTAAATGTAGAAATACCATAAGTATTTTGTGAAGTAACATCATCAGCGACCTGTGCTTCTCCATTAGCGTTACTGATACTTACCCTGTTGTACAAGTTCTCAGTACCATAAATCACTTCAATTTCTTGGTAAGGGATAGAATCCACAGATTGATCATCAGTAAACTTAACAAGTTGATCAGGAAATAAAAAAAGGTTAGCGTTATCGAAAACAAGATCATTTGCGCTATTCATAAACAAGTTAGCATCTTCAGATTGAGCGACAAGTTGAATATAAGACAAAACGTTAGTTCCCTGATTAACTGTGTCAGATTGCAAAGTTTCATTACCTATATCAATGATTCTGTCAGCAGAAGGATAATTAACCTCAGACTTACTTAAAACAGTATTAAGTCTTTCACTTGATAACTGAACAGAGTTTGTGTACTGTTCCAAAAACAAATTACTAAAATATGAAAAATTATCAGAGCAAGTAATAATAGCTTCAGATTGGCCTGAAACATCATAAGAATAATTCCAGTCATCAATCACACCTGTAAAAACAACATTGTCGTTGCTAGTGATTTGAATTTTTTTCTTAGGAACAATTTGCCCTGGGTAAAGTGAACCTGAATAAAATGGGTCATAACTTCTCGCCCTGTTATCAAAAACAACAGTTGCCTGTCCAGCCTGAAAACCCTCTAACTGTCTGGACTTGCCACGATTAACAGAAACAGATTTAACAAAATCAACTTCCACAAAAGTTTCCCCTGGGAGTGTATAAACTATGTTGTCCAACAAGCCCTTGATTGGATCGTCAAGAGTAAAAAATTCTGCGCCTTGTGCTGACAAATCAAAAGCAATAAAAACTTTAGTTAAAGGAATAGCCATTTATGCGCCAGCAAACACTTGACCAGAAGATTTTTCGTATTTTTTAATTGCTTCAACAATTTGTTTACCAACTAAAGCACCATTTGTTCCAATTCCAGCATTAACAACAATGTTGATAGTTGATCCTGTGTTTGTTCTGCTGTTTGGAATAATTGAACCACCTGTAGATGGCATAAATAGTTCTGGTCCACGCTCACCAACTATGTAAGGTTTACCGCCTAGTACTGGGCCACCATTTGCTCTGAAACCCATAACTCCACCTACAGGAACAGGTAAATTTTTGCCAGTAAATCTTGGTGGCGCTACAATTGGCTTAGGTTTTGGTTTAGGTTTAGGAGGATCAATAGCAGGAGCACCAGATCCATTTGTTAAAGAATCAATTATCGCTTGTAGTTCTGCTCTCGCTCTTTCCAATGCTGCTCTAATACCTGCAACTAACGCTTCACCTTGATCTATACCAGCCTGATAAAACTTAACAGCACCTAATTCACCAACTTCATCAGCAACAACGTTCACACTTTCCATAAGAGTATTAATTTCATTAACAATTCCAGACCCGCCTTGAATAATTGAGTCAGCAATTAAAGAACCTGCTTCAATACCAGCATTCAAAACTTGTTGGATTGCAGCCTCTTTGAGTCCAAGTTGTATAAGTTGTTTAATTTTATTTGCAAACGCTGTTGCGCCAGCAGCTTGTTTTCTTAAATTCTCTAACAAACCACCCTCTTCAATTGCTTTAGTAAAACTAATTCCACCTTTAATCGTTCCCGAAATAGCATTCTTAAAATTATTAAACTTGCTGCGGACATCTTCCAATGATGATTCTGCCTTGCGTAAAGAGTTTTCTAAATTATCTACAATAACTTGTGCAGCATTTTTTGCGGCATCTTTGACTTTTTTAAGTTCCTGAGAAGTTTTTTCTAGACCTTTATTCATATTAGTGACATTTGGTATAACTGTTTCAGAAACAGACGTTCCCAAAGAATCGGTTTGTGCTGCTAAAGCACCCATATTATTTGAAGCCTCAACTGTTGAAAGGCTGATGCGTTTTAATGCGACTGGTGCAATTTGGCCTACCTGTTGAACATCAACCCCAAACATTTGTAAGCCTTTAATTACTAAATTCATTCCTTGCAAAAACAGATTCATATGATCAATAACAAAGTTAATTGCTCCCTCAGCAAAAACTATAAAAGCGTTTCCAAGTTTTTGTATTCCTTGACGGAACTTATCTGAAGTTTTGAAAGCGTGAATTAAAGCAACAACTAAAAGTGCTAGGCCAGCAGCAACTAAGTAAACAGGGTTTGTTAATAAAGCCAATTTAAGACTGCCAAAAACATCAATGAACATTTTAACAGCGCCAATAACTTTTCCTATCACAATAAGAAGCGGGCCAAGCGTGGCTATCAAAGCAAGAATTTTTAAGCCTGTGTTAATTGTTTCAGGACTTAATGCTTTGAACTTATCAACCAATTTTTGTATTTCAGGAACAACCTGATTTTTAATAACATCACTAACCTGGAGAACCACAGGAAGTAAAACTGATCCAATATCTTCTTTGATTTGCTTAAATTCTCTGCCCAATAAGATGATTCTGCCCTCTGGGGTTTGCGCTAAGGCTTCATTGAAACCTTTGTAAGTTGAGTTAAGAACTTCAACAAGTGCAGCAGCTCGTTCTGATTCTGTTCCGTTAGCAATTTTCTTTTTAGTGTCCTCATCTAAAACAAATCCAACTCTTGTCAAAGAAGCAAACTGGCCGTTCAATGCTTGTGCTAAACCATTTGTCATAGACTTGAAATCGTCACCAGTAGCAGAAGCACCTTTCTCTGCAAGCACATAATCTAAAATCGCTGGTGTAAGTTTTGCAATCGTTTCACCTTGTAAATCAAAAGTTGCCAACTGTGATTGTGTTGTAACAATACTTTCCCTAGAAGCGATTCCAACCTTTTCTAAAGCGGAAGCCTGTTTTAGTAACGCATCAACACCCTTTTGTGTTGCACCACCAGTTGTTAAAAGGATTTGTCTAAGTCTTGAAGTTGCTGCCTCGGCCTCAATGGCATCTTTGACGAACGTACCTAAAGCCGCACCAAGACCTAAAATTGGTAATGTAAGATTTTTTGTTAAAGATTGACCAAGTTGGGTAAATATTTTTCCTGATGCACCAAATTTATCTAAACCTGTTTTGGCTCGCTCAAATTCTCTGATAGCAGATTTGATTCCTTTGTCATCAAACTGCGTGAGAATCGGGATAATAATTGCCATTACTTAACCACCAATAAGTTTCGGTTCACCTTTGCAGATGCTTCCTGTAAAGATCGCTCAATACTATTATCAATCAAATTTTGATTTTTCAAAGCGGCAGGCCAAACAAAACGAGAAGTACCATTTCTTGAACCAGGACCTACCGATTGATGATTCTTATTAAGGCTTTCAATCATTTTTGCTCCTTGACCATTTAAGGAGTAACCATTTGGCCTACGCCCAAAGGGCTTGGAACGACCAGATCGTCTAACATCATTTTTACGACCAGCCATATCAGCGATAGCCAAACCTCGACCTTTTACAATAACTTTAAGTAATGAAGTTGGTCTGCCCGCACTTGGTTTTTTGGTGCTTGTTTTTACGTCAGTTTTGTTATCGGAACTTCTAAACGCTGTTGCCCCAGTATGTGTAAAACCTGTTGGTTTAATTGTTTTAGGCATAGCGTTTTGAATACTTAACGCATAAGGTTTAGCAAAGTTTTTGACATCAGTATTGAGTTGATCATAAAGAGTTTTATCTAATTGTTTAAGCTCTAAAAGGGTTTCTCGTAAACCGCGAACCTCTGTCGTTACCGATAAATCAGACAAAAATTACCTCTTGTTTTGTTCTGTTGCTCTCCAACGCAGATACATACCCATTGTGAAAAGCATACGATCACTCTCTTGTAATAGCAAAGAGGGAGCGATTCCTGTTTCGCAGGAAAGATAAGCAATGAACCAATGCTCAGAGTTTTCTCCGAGCGGCTTTATTTTGGGTCGTTCTCGCTTACACCAATCTCATCAACTTCATCTAACCAATTATCAAATTCTTTTTTGACAGCGTTGGTTCTTTTTTCACTATGCCACGCAAGGAAAAGCAGATCAGTTAATTTGAACTCTGATTCGAGTTTTGCAACTGACCTGCTGTACTTTTCCTCAAACGCAACTAAGTCTCTTGCTGAACAAACTATTTCTTTTGAAACACCATCATTGTATTTCACGCGCAAGTTGATTTTCATTTGTTTCCTTTTGTTTTAAGCGGTGGCTCTAGTTACTGTTCCTGATACTGGAAAAGTAACAGATAGAGTGGCCAAATCCCCGACTGAACTCGCCATTGGAGAATACTGTGTAACCAACGCGGTCATAGTAAAACTGGGATTTGTGGAACTTACTGTTCCACTTGTTGGTTTGAGCACAACTGTTGCCAATGAAGCAAGCAATGGTGAAAGTACTTGATCAACTGAACCCGAACCAAAATCTTGCATAAAGT